TACATTCGAAGCTGCGTATTGTACGAGTGCATGGTGCGTCAGAGCGAGCATCGCCCACGATGACAATGCACCCATAGGCTGTCCAACTGCGTAGCTTACGTAGTTGAACCCAAGGTTATAGCTTTTCGCTATCCTCGGCAACATGTACGGTCTTCCGACCAACATGAAAGCCCACAGGGCACTTAGCTCAGCACCCAACAACGGCATCAGTAGATCCACTTGCAACTGCAGTGGCAGTCTATCGGTAGCCGCAGACAGATCATAACTAGCCACGAACTCGTGGTCAGTTTTCATCCGAGCAATCAGACGCTCCACCGGAGCGACCTGATCGAACGTTCCGTCAGTCGAGACACGTCTCAACTTCGAGAATATCCACTCATGTAACGGGGACATGAGCGTTTGGGTGATGAGCGAGACCATGGCAAACACCCGAATCTTGCCGGGCTCCTCCTTAAATCCTAGCCTCCCGAATGGAAGAGGTTTTCCCCATCTGGCCTGTAGGTACCAGGTTAGAACTTGTTCAAGGTTCTTCTGGGGCCTAGTGGACCAGACCAACCACCGAAGGGGTGACCCTCGGTAGCTGGTGTAAAAGGGATTACTCCTCCACCCCTCCTTGGGACCCATCGCAGGTTTGGCATACTCCTCACACCAACAGGTATAAGCCCGTCGGTAGAGGAATTTCCATATTGCTTTGAGACCCCAAGTCAATTCGAGACCGTCTACGAGATTCAGCCAGCGCAATAGCGCCCGCTTCATCTCAGGATCAGCGCCCCAAAGCGCTATCTCCCACGGGAGCCCCATTACTGAGGCAAAGCCCCCCGAAACCGGGGAAGCTTTCCGTATAAACGGTATCAAACGAGGATCTAGAACCGAAGAAGGGTTCAACTTCAGGTCGTCTTGGGTTGTTAATCTAAGACGCCGATAGAAGTCTGGTATCCACTGGACCCAACCCTCACGGAATTTGGAAATATCTATCCCAGGTTCCGTGATAGTACGTAGTTTTAGCGCGCCCTTGAACTCCACCACGCGGTAGAGTCCAAAAAGCGTTAACCAAAATGACGTAATCCTAACATCGCCCTTAGCAATAAGGCTACGGTGTTGGGGGTTGATGATCCGTGGAATCCCACGGCGAGTTCGAGATACGTTTGCTCCCAGAGCCCAAGGACTGTTGTCTTTCATCCCACCCGCTGAATGCTGTAGCAGCAAATAGCAGGCTTTCAGATAAGTCGCCAGCCCTCGTTCTCCAGAAGATCGTAAGATACGTCTTACGTTCTTGGCATATCCCCAAGTTACCTTCACCAAAGAGCTGCTTAATTGCCCAAAGACCAACGGGATCACTCGGATGAGCAATCCCGCTAGTTTTACTTCTGCTTTTACACAGAAGGACCAACTTAAAGTGTGCGGCACCAGGCGCCCATAAAGCGTTCTGATGTTTCGCATTTCATCTTATTTCTAAGGTGAAGTCTTTTAAAGGACCATTTTAAGTCTTCTGTTCCCCACTCCCTCCGTAGAGAGGTAGGCAGAAGGTCGCGTTAGCACGCTCGCGGTTGGGTAACCGCTTAGGGTTGATCAACCCAATATCAAGCTCTGAGAGGCCCCCCAGGATCTCTCCTGGATTTCCAAATCAATGACTCGTCCTTCGCATATCTCTATGCGAAACCCCTCAGTCGGCTCTTTTACTGATTGATGACCCCAACTTTGTTTGGGATCCGATGTCGTAGAGTTCCCGTTGACGGATTGCTCCGTTTTCCGGAGTGGCGGGCCTAGGCTAAGACTTTCAACCTAGTTTCCCTGGACCGTGTTTAGCGGCCGAACTGGTGAAACCAGCTCCTTGAGACCTCCTTTCGGTTTAATCTCAAGCAAGGGTATCCTCAAAGGACCCATCCTTGTTCGTCTACCTCTCACGAGATAGACTAGTCCTCCCTTCCCCAGACGCCGGGCAGACGCCTGGTTACCATTTTCCTAGGGATCACTCCCTAGGCTTCCCGAGGTAGAAAGAAGATTCTACGACAGCCAAACAAAGCTGCCATAGGGAAGTGAATACTTAACCACGCAAAAGCGCTCAGATCAGCACATCGGCCAATCTAATGGCTATGCTGTGATTAAGCAGACACTGTCTGCTCTTCACAGTCGAGTGGATTACTCCAC